CATCTTCAAGTGGCACAGTAACAAATAGAAATGTTATCACAGCAAATAAAGATTTCACTGAAACCACAAAAGAATTAAGAGTAGTTAACAAACCAAATCAATCGGGTAACACAGATTTATCTGGTGTCTATCTCACATATGATGGTGCAGAAACAGGAACACCATCGGCGGTGCTACAATTGAGAGATAAAGATGATGACACGAATACAGAAAACATTAAACTAGAACAAGACAGAACAACATTAGGCACAGTTGGTAAAATGCATTCATTATCAGCAGACCCATCAAGTGCTGAAGCGGGAGATTTCTACTTTAACAGTTCTACTGGTAAATTCAGAGGCTACAATGGCACAGCGTGGGTTAACTTCCATGGATAATATGATGGACACTAAAACTAAAAAGAAAATAAAGAAGGTAACGATGATTGAGGCCAATGATACTGAATTAAAAGTTCAACAAAATTCTGTTGATATATTATTAATTAAGAAAGATATTCACGATATTAAAACAAATCATTTGAAACATATTGAGGAAGATTTAGCAAAGATTGATAAAAAGGTAGAAAAGATAGACCTAAGATTGTGGGGCATAATGATGTTAATCGTTGCTTCAGCAATCGCAAACTATTTTATGTAAAGGACAATTATGGAAGAGAAGAAAACAAAAGGCAAAGCAGGCAGACCAAGTCTTAAAAATAAGATTGATGTTGAAATGGTTAAAAAACTAGCAAAGATTATGTGTACTCCTCAAGAGATTGCTTACATAATTGAAGTAGACCATAGAACTTTGATGAAACATCACGGTGATATCATAGAAAGAGCAAGGGCTGTTGGTAAAATGGGCATCAGAAGAAAACAATACGAGATGGCTATGAACTCAAACAACGCGGCTATGCTTATTTGGTTAGGTAAAAACTGGTTAAATCAGCAAGAAAATCCTATATCAGAAGATGATGCTCAAATGCTTCCTTGGAATGACGATTTAGAGATTTAATGCCGTTAACTAAACCACAAGCCGAAGTGGCGGCATCGGATAAACGATTTAAGGTCGTGTGTGCGGGTAGAAGATTTGGAAAGTCAGTGTTGGCTATCCGAGAACTCGCCAAAGTCGCAAGACATCCTGATAGTAAAGTGATGTATGTGGCGCCCACATACCAAATGTGTCGTAACATCGTATGGGGTCCATTAAAGAACAAGTTGAGAGACTTAAACTGGATAAAGAAAGTAAATGAATCAAGGTTGGAGATTATATTGAGAAACAACAGTCTTATTATGCTTCGTGGCGCTGATGCACCGGATTCACTCCGTGGTATTGGACTAAATGCCGCAATAATTGACGAAGTTGCAGATGTAAAGCCAGAAGTATGGACTGAAGTGTTGAGACCAACATTATCAGACAAATCAGGTACTGCTTTATTCCTAGGAACACCAAAAGGAAAAGGCAATTTCTTCTTTGACTTATGGAACATGGCAGCAACAGATAAAACTTGGGGTGCTTGGCAGTTCACAACACTTGAGGGTGGAAATGTGTTAGAAGATGAGATTGAAGCGGCTAAGAATGACTTGGATCCGATGACATTCAAACAAGAATATGAAGCATCGTTCAATACAGCAACCAATCAAGTATATTATGCTTTCAAACTAGAGAATAATGTAAAAGAATACAAAATAGAAAAAGAGAAATTAAAAAATATTATAATCGGGACAGACTTTAATGTGAGTCCTATGGCTACTTTAGTAGCAGTACAAACAATGACTGGTCTTCATGTGATTGACGAGATTTGCTTGTACTCAAGTAACACAGATGAGATGGTTCAAGAGGTGAGAAATAGGTATCCGAAACAACACATCACTTGCTTCCCTGACCCTGCGGGAGTTCAGAGGAAGACGAGTGCTGGCGGACGAACAGACATCTCAATATTACAGAACGCAGGATGGAATGTTAAGTTCAAACCAAGACATCCTCTTGTGCGTGATAGAGTAAATGCTGTTAATAGCCTGCTACTAAATAGTAACGGAGACAGTAGATTATTGATTGACCCCAAATGTAAAGAACTTATAAAGTGTCTTACAAGGTTCAGTTATAAGGAAGGAACATTAATTCCAGACAAGAATGGAACAAAAGACTATTCGCACTTCCCGGATGCGTTGGGATATGGTGTTGACTATATGTTCCCAGTAACTAGACAAATAAAAACCCAAAAACAACAAACATTTGGGATGTATTAAAGGAGAAAACTATGTCTTACTTAACTAAAGACACAATTAAAGATGTTCATCCAGTATACGCCAAACACTTAAAGCGATGGCGTTATTTCTGGGCGTCATTCAATGGAGGATTTGACTATCGTAGTAGTGGACTAGAGATGCTCCGTAGATATATGAATGAAGACCAACAACCTGGACAACAATATGCTCAAAGATTGGACTATACAGCACTTGAAAACTCGTGTAAATTAGTTGTAGACACTTACAAAGCATTCCTATTCAGAACTCTTCCAGTGAGAGCGTTAGGTAACTTGAATAAACTTCCGTATACTGAAGACTTCATCAATGATGTTGACTTAGATGGTACAGATATTGACCAATTTATGAAAGAAGCAAACTCTATTGCTATGATTTATGGTCATGCTTGGGTTCTAGTTGATAAACCAGCAACAGAAAGAGCAATCACACTAGAACAAGAGATTGCACAAGGTATAAGACCTTATGCTCAGTTAATATCACCAGAAAACATACTAGATTGGTCATGGACAAGAGTAAATGGTCGTTATGTACTTGATTACTTGAAGCAAAAAGAACACGAAGATGAGAAATTATTGGTTGTTCGTGTATGGACAAACGAAACAATCTGTCGTTATGAGTTAGACAAAGATGATGATGGACAACTCAAGTTAGTAGAAGAGATTCCTAACGCAATTGGGCAGATTCCATTCGCTATGATAAAAGCAAACCCATCGCACACTCGTGGAATAGGTAACAGTGACTTAGCCGATGTTGCAAAAATACAACAAGCAATATTTAACCTAATGTCAGAAGCAGAACAAGCCATTCGTATCAGTGGACACCCATCATTAGTTAAAACAGCGTCAACAGATGCAGCCGCAGGAGCAGGTGCTATCATTACTATGGATGAAACACTGCCAGGAGAGTTAAAACCGTTCTTATTACAGCCCTCATCAGCAAATATTGATGCAATTATAAAAGTATTAAAAGAACACCAAACAATGATTATGAAGATGACACATTTAGAAGCAGTAGTAGGACAAAAGACTGTTGCTAAATCAGGTGTTGCTCTTCAAACAGAATTTTCAATGTTAAACACAAGACTTGGAGACAAGGCGGATTCATTAGAACGATTAGAACATAAAATATGGGATTTATTCCAAGTATGGACTGGCGTTGTAGCAGATGAAGATTTCTTAATAGAATATAAGAAGAAATTTGACTTGCGTGATGAAAATAATGACCTAGCCAATTACAAGACGGTGAGAGAGATGAATCTACCATCATCAACATTGAATAAAGAACTTGACAAGCAAATCGCAAGAATTGTTGTTAAGAATGGCGATGTATTAGATGATATTGTTGATGAAATTGACAGTTCAGATGCATTAGCGAGACCAGAGACGGATGTACCAGGAATTGCAGAATAATATCTGTATTTCTTATTCATCCACGAAACTTAAATAAATACTAGTATTAGAGTAACACTCTAACACTAAAACACTCCAAAGGAGGATACTATGACTGCAATAGACCAAGAAGCAGGTACCACAGCGATAGAAGAAGCCACTGAGACTTCGGCTGAAATTGAAACTCAGGCAGAAAGAACTTTTAGTCAGGAAGAAGTTGACGCAATCGTAAAGGCTAGACTAGCAAAACAGTCTAAAAAATATGATGACATCAATATAACTGAATATCGTTCACTTAAAGCAGAACAAGAAAAACAGAAACTAGAAGAACAGAAGAATAGAGGAGAATTTGAGCAAATACTATCTGAACAAAAATCAGATTATGATGCCAAATTAGAATCAGTTAAAGCAAAACTTCACAGTGTTCAAGTTGATGGAGCCCTATTAAAGGCAGCGGGTGGCAGAAATGCTGTAAACCCAGACCAAGTAGCACAGTTGCTACGAAATAGAGTAACATTAACAGATGAAGGCGAAGTTCATGTACTTAACGACAAAGGAGAGGTTATGTATGATAAAAAGACAGCCGCACCGACAACTGTTGAATCTTTAGTTAATGAATTCTTAGATGCGTCACCACATTTCTTAAGAGCAGGCCCACAAGGTTCTGGCTCTGTAGGTTCAGTGGGAGAATCAACAACAAATGAAGTAGTAGACATATCCAATTTGGATATGACTAAGCCGGCAGATAGAAAAGTCTATAAAGAAATGATATCTTCTGGTAAATTATTATAAACAAATAAAGGAGTCATACAATGGCAAACGAAGCATATCTATCGGGTATCAATTTAGATGAATTGATGGTCAATACGAAAGCCGCAACAGTATACGCGGCACAAGAAAACAGTCTGTATCTTTCAGGCGGAATCGTTCCTATGGTACAAGTACCAGCAGGTTCAATGAAAGCACAAGTCCCAGTTATGGGGTCAGTAACAGCATCAGTTATATCATCAGAAGCATCAACAGGTGTTGATTTAGATTCTAAACTTATGACAGACGCACAAAATCACATCTCATTAAATCTTCACGCGGCACGCAGTGTTGTTAGAGATTTAGGTGGTGTATCAACAGCAGAAATCGGTCGTATCTTAGGTAACGCAGTAGCGAAATCTGTAGACACAACTGTAACAGGCGCAATGGCTGACTTAACACTGCAAGAAATCCAGGCAGATAACTTAGACCTTGAAGAGATTTTCACGGCTGTAGCAACA